CTGATGGAAAGTAGTTGTAAAACAGTTGTGGAGCCGGAAATGTACATGTTATACCCGTATCACAAGTAGCTGTTGGATCATAATCTAATGCGCAAGGATCCATACAACCAGGTAATAGACATGAACCATCATCACAAGTTGCTAGTGGATCATAATTACAAGCAAGAGGGTCTGTACATCCTCCTGGGAGTGTTTGAACGTATATAGTTGAACTTGTAAAAGGGCCGCATCCCAATCCTGTAAAATCATTTATAGTTACTCTTAAATAAACATCTCCTCCTGCCCAAGGATTGAATCCTGGTTGATATTGCCATGCCGTATTTCCAGCACCTTGATTTGCTAATCCTAATAGAGTCCAATTAACATTATCAGTAGACGTCTCAAACGTAAAATCATAATCAGCTGTAGGAGCTATTGCCGTCATAGCCACTGAATCTCCTATACAAGGAGTAAGACTGCTTATGCTTAATCCTGGTACTACGTTCGCACTAAAAACTGTTCGTATACCTAGACATTCCGCTGTACATGTAAATGCTCCTCCTGCCGCTTGTACTGAAAATGCTACAGTAAAATCTTGTTGTGTATTATTTGCAAGCGGTTGATATGTACTTATATTTGTGTTTACATCTGTTTGTAAGACAGTTCCAGATAGATCCATCCAAACGAAAGTTCCTATAAAATTATTCACTTCAGAAACAGTTAAAGGTGTAGGTGTGCCATTCCAACAAGTTTCATTTAAACTTGGGGGGCAACTTAACACAGGCTGTATTCCATCTATATAGAAAATATGATCTACAGGAGAGCATGAACCTCCTGGATTTGGAAGTGTAAAATATGTTACTCTAACTTGTAGAGGGGAGAGTCCTAGTGTTATATTGGTACCCCACGTTGGAGGAGTAGTAGTTGTATAAGGTAACTGACTAGTTATATCTGCAGAAAGATTTCCTAGGGTTTCAAAAACAGTGTAGGTACTACCTCCATCAGAACTATATTCCCACACTACTTGCCCTACAGGACAGGAATTACTTTGTAAATCCCCTGTAAAAAATAAATCTTCCCCGTAACATGCCCACCAATGATCCATATAAAGAACAGCTGTAGAAGTATTTTGATCTACTGTATAACAAGGAGTAATAGTACAAGAAGTATTACTTTGACATCCTATACTATCTGTAACAACTACATGAATTGTAGTAGTACCCCAAGAAACGCTAAACGGATTGTATGTAGAATTAGTACCAGTAGACCCTAAATCAGTTGCCCCTACAAGAGTAGTACCTTCATACCAATGATAATCTGTAATAGTTGCTCCACCACCTGCTACAGCTGAAGCTATAACATTTCCAAATGTTCCACCTATACAAAAAGTACCAGGACAGTTTAAAGTTACAGTAGGTGGAGGTATGGGAGCAGGAACAGAGAGAACTAGTTCAGTGTAACAGTCTGGATTACTATTATCCATATTATCAAAAATACCAACTGTATAATTTCCTGCTAGAGTTAATCCTGATAGATTTTGAGAAGTTGCTGTAAAACCACCTGGTCCACCCCACATAAATGTTGCTACAGAAGTTACATAAGGAGCTCCATGTATAGTTAGCGATACGGAATTTGTTGGTGAACACCCATACCCAACAGCCGCGTAGACTCTCATTCCAGGGGGCCCATCAAATTCAATTGTATTACTTTTCAGTGGACTTGAAGTAAAACAACCATTAGCATCTATTAGTAAGATTGCATACGTCCCTTCATCTGGTGGGACCAGTACTGGACCAGCCTGAGTAATAATATTATTAGTTATATTAGCTGGATCTAATAGTGTATTATATTGACCATAGAGAGTTGATAGGAGATACAGTTCACAAGTAGTTAATGTATGTGCTGTATAAAGAGTATGTTCATCAAATACAGCTGCTGCAGTATTATTTGGTATCTCATAAAAACAAACTTCTTCATTACCAATTGGAGATGTATGGGTAACACCTCCATGTATAGGTGTACCAGTTAATCCAACTGATATAGGTACTATAAAAGCCCTTATAGGACCATCAGCTTGAGCTAAAGCTCCAATATCTACTTGTATATCTCCCCAAGTACCATTTGCTATTGGTGTAGTACAGTCGTGTTGAGTAACTGTATATGTTGTATTATTATGAATGGTATCCGCACCACACTCAGCACAAGTTGCATTATTACAATTACACGTCATATTATGAGGAGCTTGATTCCAAACACCGTCACAATAATTCATCACTACGGTATTAATATCAACGTTTTCTACTGGATTTCCAATACTATCCTCCATTAAAGCAAAGCCAAGCGCAGTCGATACATTACCACTACAATCCGTCTGGGTAATACCATAGTTATCACAACTTTGTGTTATACATAAACTTTCAGGAGTAGGACAACTATGCGGATGCACTATATAAACATGGTGGTGGACAGCATTTATAGGGACAGATGCTGTATTTACATAATTAGACATGTCCCATGCTGATGATGCATATTGGGTTTCTATCTTTTGCATCAGAGTATTAAACTTAGACCCATTATCTCCTAAATAATTACCTGCCGTGGAAGTAATTGGTTGTCCAAGAACGTTTGGCGAATACACAGGCCACCAACTAGTAATAGCTTCTACATGTTTTTCTCCCTCCGCACCCCCCTTAAATGATGCGTCAGCAGCCGAACCTTGTAGGATACTTTTAATATCTGACAAATCAGATAGTGAAAAACTGTAATTTTCGTATAAAGAGTTAAGGTGATTTATAGCACCAGAGCCAAAATTACCTATATTATTACCAGTACTAGAACTAGATAGTCTTTCAGTATTTAAAGCTGTACCGGTAAAGAATGCTGTTCCACTCCCATATAAACCTTCAACTTCACTAGGAGTTTTATCATTTATCACAATAACAGAAGACGTAGTACAGGCAGAACAATCAAAAACTATATAATAAGTAGCTGTTCTTGACATTGACTGAGGCGGTGTCCAATTAATTGACCCTGGAGTTAGATGTGCTGCTTCAGTTGAGCCGGAGGTGTTGTTAAAAGGTTTAATTTCATCATTAGAAAAGTTACCAGCAATAGTTGCTGAAAGATGTTCAAATGTTCCTGCATAAAATGCTCCTCCTGCCGCAGTAGAACTGGAAGCATTAATCGTTAATTTAGGGAATAGTTTTTGTCTTCCATCATTTAAAGGTACATAAAATTGATTTAACCCACTTAGTTTACATGCTATTACAGCTTTTTCACCGGCTGCTACAGAGATTTTTAAATTGGATCCATCCCAGTAGGGTAGATCAGCATTAAAAGATCCTGTTGCCCCTCTATACCAAACCAAGTCATTTAACACTCCTACTGATCCTTCCATACTCTGTAGAAAATTCGAAGCAAATTCCTCGTTATCAACTCCTGGAGCTACACTTCCCCAAGCTCTTGTAACATCTCCTAATATAGGTACCTGATCAAAGGAAGGTAATAAATCTATATTATTACTTCTTGTAACAATATTTTTCTGTACAGCAGCGTTGTTAGTATAATTAGGAACTCCTGTATAAGCCCCACTATCCATCTCAACTATATTCTCAAATTTAAATGCATTAACTCCACCTGGAAACCCATCACAATCATGTTGCGTTACATCTCTCGTAGATTCAGTTGTAGCATATTCAGCATTATTAAGCGTGTACCCGATTAAGGTATTTGTACTTCCGGATACCCCTCCTTGGTAGTGTGCGGGATTCCAGCTATTGATAACATTAGGAATTACAACTTTAAAGTCTTTAGTATCATTAGAATCCCATGAGATCCTTATAGTTCTAGTAGCACAACTAGGAAATGAGCCTGTACTGTTTGCAAAAAGAGTGTTAGAAATTGAGACATCGTCATAATCTAACCAATGATAACCATCAGGGAAGGTCCCAACGGATCCTCCATTTGGAATTATACCATCACCAGTAACGTCTACCATAGAAGTTACTTTAGCGATCCACTGTGTACTTGGATCTGCATATTGACTATGAGGAGCGCCATTATCTAGAGCATCAGCTATTCCCCATGTACATACAATTCTTTTTGTAGCATCTGTAGATGTTAAGTCCTTTGGACCAGAACTTATTATAACCTGTCGAGTTACCCCTATCTGTCCCATAGTTTAATTTTTAACAATTACACCCGCAAGACAGGTCACATAATTCTTTTGCTTTTAAATACTTGTCATAGGCATTTTGTATATATCCGGTATTTCCAAGAATATATACTTGCTCAGCGGAAGCTTTAGCAGTGGTTATTAATAAATATACTTTTTGTGCTTTAGCAAGTGCTTTAGAACATCTAGGACATTCACACCCGCATTGAATTAACTCTTCGGTTAATTTAGTTAAACAACAGTCTATATCACAGCTTGCTATAAACGCTGCTGAGGATACAACTGTACCTCCTTGAGCGTATTCAACTTCATATACGCCATTAGCAATTAAAGTAATATCATTTGTAAGGGTTTCACCCGGAACCGTAAAAATAACTGGATGAGTAATGACTACAGAGGTTGCATAATTTGTTACAGTTAAAGCTCCGGCAATGGCTGCCCCTGAAGCATCTGTGGTATCGATAGAAACCATTAGACAATCTGGCCTAACGGATACAATTTTTAATGACATGTAGTTAAGTTTTAAAGGTTAAAAAGATATATAGGGGGATATTTCACCCCCTATAATCTTATAAAGTTGTCAGTGCTTATAGAGCAGCAACAATAGTACCAGGCTCAGTTCCTGTAGCAGGAGCAACAGCAGCAGCACTATTTCGTGTAGCTAGGATAAGAACTCTTTCATTATCCACACCATTAATTTGGTTAGGAGTAGAGTTCTTCCATGTGATTGTACTTAACTCATATGGGAATCCAGCAGAAGCATAAGTAACTGTACCATCTGGTAAGTATGTAGCTCGATCGTAATCAGATACACCAGAACCTAAGTTCTCTCTTTCTAATTTCATCATTACTTCTACATCACCAGTACCTACTGAACCAGCAGCTAAAGTTGGAACTGTACAAGTTGCAAGACTTGATTGTGGATCAAAAGCTACTTGAAAATTAGTCATTGAATTACCTGAAGCACCATTTGTAAAAGTAGTACCTGTAAGAGTAAGTACTGCACCAACAGCAACAGCAGAAGCTACCCACGGTAGGTTACCAGCTGCTATATCAGCAGTAATTTGAGTAGCTAAGTCTGCAGCGATCGCACCAGCAACACCACCCATAACAGCTAAAGATATTTCATAACCCTTTCTTGCAAAAGGCTCATATCCAGCAGAAGTATCAATTATTTTAAAGTAACCTACATCAGGAGTTACAGCATCTTCAACTAGAGTCATAGCTGCTGTTTGAGCAGTTGCAACAGCACCTGTTCCAACATTAGCAAAAATTACATCAGCTACATCTATCCAAGGTGATTTTACTTCACTTACAGCACCACCAGCATTAAGTCGTTCGAATCTGAATTTCCCAGATGCAGGAGCTGTAGTTAATAATGTACCAGCTTGATTTACACATCTGATACCAAACGCTGTAGCACTTGATACATCGTCTCCGAAAATTATTTGTTTTGTCATTTTTTTAAATTTTTAAAATTTATTATTCATTTTTATTTACCTCAATTTCATGAGTTTTGTATCTAGGATCTGCAATAGATTCTAAAATACTACTCACGGCCATGTCTACAATCTCCCTATGAGAATGTTCGGGTAGTTCACAGCTTACTTGCAAAGATAACGAAATCTCTGCCGGTTTTCTTATATAAGTTAATTTTACCTCTTCTATTATAAATATATCATTAGTGTAGAGGTCTAATTTATTGTCACGTATAGTATATAGTGGGTTTTCCAGAGTTGTAGTATTAAATGGATCTTTCAACATAGTAAAGATATCATCTTGTTGTACAAATTTACTAGATTTTTTATTCAATACCACGCCATCATCACTACTCATCAGAGATCTAGTTATATCTAAACCAGCCTCACACTTTAAAAGATCTGTATGTAATACTTTACCAACAGAATCAACAGCTACTACACTCCATACAACTCCTAATGTAGGATCACAATTAGCTAGAGGATATGTCGCAGGCCATAGTCTTAATAAAATATTTCCTGGACTAGTTACACTAAGAAAATTTTCCCAGTGTCCCCACCAATTTAATGCTACTCCTGTTTCCATATGAGATCTAAAAGATATCATTCCCGCTGGATCACTATTAGAATATGACAATGCAGTAACATTATTATCAAATATAGTAGCAGCCCCTGATATAAAGAAAGGAGGAAAAGTTGTAGTTGATACCATTCCAGAAATATCTGGTGTTACATATATACCTGCAACAGAATCCGCCAGTGTTGTATTCATTAAAGATGACATTGGGAGTTCAAAGTAAAGATAATTATTAATAGTTGAAGTTTCCCAATCAGTGTCCTCCTTCATAGGAGCACAGTTAGAGTTATGCCACACATGAGCTCTAGTATTAACTAAATGCATATAATCGTCTGGTAATCTTACAGTATCAACCCATACATTTGTATCTAATTGTTCTTTATATGTAGCAGGTAAGAGAATCTCATCTACTAAAGTTCTAATATCATCAATACGTTTTTGGGATTGTTCAAATCCTTTTTGAAATTTATTACCTTTACCATATTTGGTATTAATAAATTTTCCTTGAGCCTGATTTAATTCTAAATCAATTTCTTCTGGTAATAGCATATCAGCTTGGAATGAATTAATCTTATCCACTCCTTGCTGAATTGCTATATGCATCTCTCCTACATTCATATTATAACGCTAGTTCTTTTAGTTTAGCCCTCATAATCGTTAATTGACCAGAGTTCTTTTTATTTTTCATAAAAATTACTGCATCATCTAAGGTTTCTCCAATTATCTCATCAATAAAGATAACTTGATTTCCAATTCTTCTTATTACTCCAGCTGAAACCATTTCTTCAATTTCTGCTATGGTTGCTAAGTTCTTATCTGTAGCTATCCTTAAGAATTTCTTAGGTTCTGCTTGTTTCAGAGAATAGAGATTATTTTCTATCTGATCTCCAGATAATAAATCCGGATTAGTAGTAGATAATATTCTTAATACTCTTTTCATAGCAACTGTATCAGCTGCCAGTTTGATGAATTCTTTGTCCGCATCTTTCAATACTTGAATTTCATTGTTTCTCTTAGAGTCTTCTCTTGAGAGATCTTGAATATAGAATCTTTTAGTCTTACTTCCATCCATTTCTTCTTTTGTTAAAGCTACTTGTGGATGCCTTACAGCAAATCTATATTTAATAAAATCCATAATACTGATAGGACGATCCTTAGTATCCATACCAATTTCTAATTCAACTCCTGTAAATCCTACAGGTATTGACATATCCGCCCAAAATGTTTTAGAATGTCTTGGCCAATCTACATGATCTGGATTAACATCTAAAATACCTTTTAAATACTTATCCTCATCTTCGGAGTCAAAAGCTTTTAAAGGTTGACGATTTACATACACACTACTGAGCCTTGAAACTGCTTCAGCTTGTACCTCTTTAGGTAAATGATTGTTTGCTTCCTTTCTTCGAAGGAATATTTTTTTACTGTTCATAATAATAGTTCTTTTAAAGTTTAAATTAGTCGGATGTAAAGAATAACTCTCCTATAATTAATTAACCAAAGCCGCGGGGGATTGCTCCCCCACAACCTTAATTAAAAACCAATATATATAGACGCACGTTTGTGCCTTACGCTACACATTGAATATCTAGTGAAGTATCGAAACGTCTCAATACAATACCAGCAGTTTTCAACATGTGTACAGAAGCACCATCCACGTCAGAAGCTCTAGAAGTTCCAGCATCAAATCCTCTAGGCACTACTGATCCTGCAACAGCCCATCTCATCATCTCACGACCTTTCTTAGAGATCATTTGAAGATTATTTTGGCCATCATAGTTAGATTGATCAACGAATACCATTCTGTAAGACTCTAAAGAGTATCCAGTAACTGGGTGTTTCGCTCGTGCTTGTGCAACAGGTCCATGATCAAATAATGGTAATTTAACTACATTTACTGTATGACCATCTACATGCTCATAAGAAGTAAAGTAACCACTCATACCTAGTGATCTCCCGGATCCTGTGATGAATCTATTTTCACCTCCGATTTTCCAGCTATTGCTAGTATTTCCGAAGTGACCTTTTAGAGCTTCATCAAACTCTCTTGCACCACCTGTACCAGTGTACAGTGTTACTTGTTTTGCAGATGCATCAGTCATTCCATAGAATAAATCTCCAATAATGTTTTTGATTTTACCCTCTGTTAAAGTAGAGTAAGTATCTTTATTGATGATTTGTGATAAAAGACCAGGACCAACAACAACAGGTTGTCCATTCTCATCTTTCATGAAAGTCTGTCCAGCAGCATCATACGTTTTTTCTCCATACCAGTAGTACATTTCACATTCTTCTTTGAAGTTTAACATGTGAGTATACTCCTCATAATCCATCCATAACTTAGTTGATTTACCTCCTTTCGTTGGTAAAGTAAACTCAGCTACAAAATCTTTAGCATTACCAGACATGTGGTAAGACTTTCTTACAGTACCAATTTTGTTACGTACCTTTCCTGGAGTTTCCCAGTTAGAAGCGTTTCCTCTTGAGAAGTCAACTCCTACAGGTGCATACATTTGAGCCCATAAGTCCCCGATAGTACCACCAACAGTAATACCAACTCCAGCAGGATCAATTAATTGACAAGTATATTGCCAGTCATTGCCAACTTGGACAGGTTCCTGCATGATTCTAGCTTGATCTCCTACGCTATTTACTAATACGTAAGGGAATACAAACCATTTATCTGGGAAAGTTAATACAAAAGTTGCTCCACCTGCACCCAAGGTACCAGCAGTTGCAACCGAAATAGGTCGTGTCTTAAGCGTGTGGGTCTTTACTCTATACTCATACTCTAATCTATCGATTGACTTAGTGTTACCCACACCTTCTGTTAAGAAAGATAGAGGAAAACGTTTATCGTCTTTACCAGCTAAATGAGTAATGATAGGAGAAAGCTCCGTAGGCTTAGACATTAAAGCGTTAGACAGACTGTTCATATCTGTCATTTGTGCATCATTATAATAATTTTTTTGCACGTTAATGTTTGTTCCGTTCATTTTTTATTTATTTTTAAGTGTTATACAAAAGCTGTTTAACCAGCGAATTGCCAAATTAGTTAAATAGAAAGATCTAAATCATCGAAATCAACGTTTTTAACTGTACGTCTTTTTCTTTTAGTACTTTTTAAATCTTCCTCGTTCTTCGAGAGTTTAGCTCTTAAAGATTGTGTGCTTTTCGTTTTAGCTCGTCTACCTACAATCTCATCAAGATTAAATCCCTTATACATTAGATAATCTATTGCTAACTTTACATCCATGTCAGCTTCTAAATGATCTAAATCTCGCTGGGTTTTACCAGCCTTATCTACAGGTTGAGAAATGTAATGATAAAAATCTTTCTTTTCTCTCTCTGTAATTTTTATACCAGCAAACTCTCTAGAGTCTTGAATGGTATTTGCAACGCCAGACCAAAATTCATTATTTTGTTCGGTTTGCTGCTGAGTCGTTAGTCTTTGCTCCTCTTGAATCTTACTTCGATGCTCTTGTTGATATTTAGACATTGCATCTTTAGCTAAGGTAGCTTTATCAAGTAATTTACCGTTATCTTCATAATCTTCTAAAAGTTCATTGATAAAATCTTTATCATGACCCTTTAAATGTAGGTAATTACCTAAGACATTTCTTTGAGTGTTAATATCATCCTCACGGATTTCTAACAATTCATAATCTCCTTCTTTATGATTAGCTTCTAAAAACGTATTAGATTCTCCTCCGTTCATAACATACTCTAAGTGTGCTTTAACATTGGGATACTCTTCTAATAAATCATCAATCCTTTCATCAGCTAATTTAGAAGCTACTTCTTGAGTCATTTTTGTTAACCCTTCTGGAGTATCTTCATATTCATTTGTTGGATCATATCCAAGATTTGCAAGAACTTCATTTACTACTGAGGCATCATAGACTTCTTCGTCTTCTTCGTCTTCATCATCTTCATCATCTTC